GGTACTTTGCAAGTATATTGGGATGATACTCATACTAACATTATTAAGTTCTATCATGTGCCTGTACAAAACATTCGTGCTGAAAAAATATATGATAATCCTCGTATAGAGAACTACTACTATTGTACTGATTGGAGTGACCATAAAGCACAAAGAACTAAGAAACTAATTCCAGCATTTGGAACATCAAATGAGAAGATGGAGTTATTATATATTAAAAACTATACGCCAGGTAAATATTACTATTCATTGCCTGATTGGATATCTGCATTACAATTCTCTTATGTAGAAGCTGAGTTATCTAACTTACACATTAACAATATTGAGAATGGTTTCTTACCAGCAATAATGATTAATATGAATAATGGTATTCCAGCTCCTGAAGAAAGAGCTACCATTGAAGATTTGATTGAATCTAAATTTACAGGTACTAGAAACGCTGGTAGATTTATGATATCATTTAATGATGACCCAGAAAGAAAACCTACATTGGATATAATTCAAATAGATAATCTGCATGAAAAATATACATACGTTGCTGAATATGCACAGGATAGAATATTAGTTGCACATAGAATTACATCACCATTGCTATTTGGTATCCGTACTACTAACAATGGATTTAGTTCTCAATCTGAAGAGATGATGACAGCATTCTCTATTCTACAAACAATGACAATACAACCATTTCAGAATGTTATTATAAACTCATTAACAACTGCATTGGCTGATGGTGGTTATGAAGATTCTGAATTATACTTTGAACAATTAACTCCTCTAGCTATTCTATCACAACAGGCAGAAGATACTGGTAAAACAATTGACCAGGTTGCAGATGAAACTGATAAGCAAATGGAAAATCCAGCTACTACTGAAGATGATGGACAAGGAGCAATAGATAACAATACATTGGAAAGCAATGTAGATAAAATAACTAATTAACGATATGGCTTACGCACTTTTTATAACAAGAAATGATATAATTAAGAACACTCCATTGCAGGGTTCAATAGATTCAGATAGACTTCTTCCATTTGTGCGAACTGCGCAAGAGAAGTATATATTAGATTTATTAGGTACAGTTCTTTATTATAAACTACAAGCTGATATAGAAGCTCAAACTGCATTTACAGGATACTATAAGGATTTGATGGATGACCATATTAAGCCAACACTTATATGGTATTCAACGGTAGAGTATCTTCCGTTCTCTGCAGTACAATTTAAGAGTGAAGGAGCGGTTAAGCATAAATCAGACCAAAGTGAAGCAGTTGGTAAAAACGAAGTTGATTACCTATTACAAAAGGCAATGAACAATGCAGATTACTACGCAACACGATTACAAAACTATTTAATTTCTTATTCAAATCAGATACCAGAGTATTTAGAATCCGTAGGAAATCAAACTGAAATATTCCCTAATATGGCCAATGCTTATTTCGGTGGATTACAATTGTAAACAAATTTACATATGTCAACATTTATAGATAATAGTGGGATTAATTATAGTTTATATTACAACGTATTAAACTTCTTTAGTACTATAATGAGTAATCACCCATCAATAGCAAGAGTATCGCAAGGTGATATATACGCTGTTGATATAACTGAATTCCCAGCATATCCATTGGGTAACATAATGATTACAAATGCAAGGTTCGAAGATAGTGTAACGGTATATAGTTGCCAAGTTATAGTAGCTGATAAAGTTAAGGATAAAAATAATGAATCAACTGGTAGAACAAATGCACAAACTATACCATTCTATTTGACAGATGATACAGTCGATATACATGCCAATACTTTGAGCATACTGAACGATTTATTATCTTATACACAATACTCCGCAACTAACTTCGATATTACAGGAGGAATAAGATGTACGGCATTTAAGGACAACTTTGATAATGGATTAGCAGGATGGTCTGCTGATTTTGAATTAACAACACACAACGATAGACCAAGATGTCTATTTAATCTAAACCCATAATGGATACACTTAAAGATGTAGCAGCCAAATATGCGGTAGCTCCATTTAAGGTAGCCCAAACCCTAACTGCAGTTGCTCAATCTTACATAAAGACTGGTGGTAACTTTGGATGGCCTAATCCACCATACCTTACAGGTAATTTATATAGAAGATTTGGTTCATTCAATACGCCAGGTAATATAATGAAAAAGATAGGTAAGGGATACAAACTAACTCTTAACTATGCACCTGATGGAGCAACGTATGGATACTTTGCTGAAACAGGCACTGGAACTCATACAGCTAAAGGGCCTCGTCCATTTGCAAAGAACGCAGCTAACTCAACTGAAGTAAAGAAAACAATAGAGGAATATCAACGTAGTATATTCTTAGGAGTTAGTGAGGAAATTAACAATGAGGTTGGTTTAATATTTGCTAAATTAGGCAATAAAAAATAACCATCACTAACATAATAAAATAAAGTTGTTAAAAGTATAAAGATTTAACAATGCCTATCTCAATAACACAAACACCGGCAACTGCTTCGTTAGCACAATCACCAATTGTGTTTACATTATCAGAATCATCTGGTGTTATATTTAGCTCATCGTTTCAGTACAATGCTGATTTATACTATTGGACTGGTACACCCAATGCTTCTGGTTCATCCAAATATACATTGGTTAAGTATCCTAACACTTCTTTAGTTGGTATATTTGATGTAGGTAGAATTATAAACTCCACACTAACTGATTTAGCACAAACTAATCCATCAAATGTAAAGTTCTTTGCGATAGATGGTTATTATCAATATCAATCATCATCTGCGTTCGTAACTTCATCAAAGGTAAGGTCACAAACTTATAAAGCATTGGATGGTTATGGTATATTTCAGGAAACAATTGGAGAGCAGATATACAATACAACTAATTTCTTTCCATTACTAACGGATGGACCTGCAACACAATCTTATTTCTCAACGAATGTAGGAACATCAGGTGTGTTTGTTGCAGCTAATGGTGGAACATTACAACCAACTTTAATAAAATATACAGGTGATTTAGGTACTGGAAACTTTATCTTATCATCTTCAACATCTACTTCAGGTCAAATACAACAATACCCAATTGGACCTTTACAAAGTGGATTCCCTATATCAGCTAATAGTACTTACTTTACTATACAGCCATTCAATAGTACAACACCATTAGGTTCTCCTATTAGATATGAGATAGCATGTGAGCAGAAGTATCCTAATGTAAGAATAAAATGGAAAAATAGATTTGGACAATTTGACTGGTTTAACTTTAATATGATATCCCGTCAATCTTTCCAAAGTGAAAAGAGAACATATCAACCACAATTAGGTTCGTGGGAATCACCAACTTTATCATATAACCAATATGATAGTTCAACCTTAAACTATATAGCTGATTCAAAGCAAGCTATTAGTGTAAATACGGATTGGATTAGTGAGGATTACAATGAACTATTAAAACAATTAATGGTTAGTGATGAAATATATTGGATATACAATGAGAGTAATGGTGATTTAAGACCTATTACAATAGTAACTAACTCAATTGTATTCAAAACCGGTGTAGTGGATAAAACTATTCAGTACACATTTGACTTTAACTTTGGCCAAGCCTATAAATTAATTATCTAATGGGTGTAACAAGTACGCAAGGATTTGTATTTAGATTAGTAGCAAATGGAACACAATTAGACCTGTTTAAGGATGAAGAAATCAAACTCTCCGATAATGCAACGGGTCTATTTGATATTGGTGTCCTTCCAGCTGATTTCACACGTCAAATCACTGTACCTGGAACTAAAGTTAATAATGCTTTCTTTGAGCATGTATATGATATATCGGTGTATTCACCTGAACTATTCGCAACTAACACAAAAGTTCCTGCTTATTTGGATTTTGGTGGAATTTATTTATCACAAGGTTATTTACAACTTAATAAAGTAAATGTAATTGCAAATAAGTTTATTGACTCATATGAGGTGAGCATCTTTGGTGGATTAAGTTCTTTCAGTAGAGATATCAATAGAAACTTCTTAACTGATTTAACTTCATCATTAGCACAATATAATCACACAGCTTCTCTATCTAACATAACATCAAGTTGGAATGGTAATCTATTCAATGGTGATATAGTTTACCCAATGGCTGAATACGGTCAGAAGCTAATATACAACCCTGAATTTGGACAATTTAGCATAAGTGAACCATCAGGTGGCTTATGTGTGCAAGATTACAAGCCAGCTATTAGAGTTAAAGCAGTATGGGATGCAATATTTGATACATACGGATACTCATATACAGGTTCATTTATGGATTCACCATTTTTGAATAACGTATATATGATATGCAATAATCAATTAAAGTATCCAATAATAAATGGAGCATCTATTGAGGATTATGGCATATTTAAAATAGGACCTATAAGTGGAAGCACTTCAACTGCTATGAGTAATGGAGTTGATTTAGCATTGCCATACTATAACATATTATCTAACCCAAGCTCTTCAATGAGTAGTAGCTTGGAATACAACTTACCAATTAGTAGTAGATTAAGAGGTGAGTTTAATTTAAATTTAAAAACAACTAACTTATCAGCTGGATATGGGATACCGCAATTTACATTGGTAGTTAAAAATCAATCTAATGTAACGGTATCAACAACACCATTGACTGTATTCAACAATTACTTTAAAGATGTATATTATGAATGCGTTTCACAAGGTGTAGATACTCCTACTAAAAAATACACATTAGCACAACAATTTGGTACACAAACATTACCAGCTGGAATCTATAAGTTTTATTTAAAATATACATACTTTGCTGATAATAACTTTACAGTAGAGTTAGACCCGGATGGTGAATTAAAATCATTCTTATCAGTTACTAAAGTTAATCAGGCTGGAGATGGTGCTATAATGAACATTGGAAACAATATGCCATTTGGTACTAATGGAATCAAGCAGATTGATTTTATAAAAGGATTGCAAAAGAAATTCAATTTAGTAATATACCCATCTAAGGTAAATCGTAACCAATTTGTTGTTGAGACATTTAATAATTGGTATAAGCAAGGACAGGTAAAAGACTTTAATAAGTACATAAACTTAGACCAGAAGTTAGAAGTAATTCCAGCTAATAACTTAGCAGTAAATGAACTTAACTTTGGTGATAAGTTAGATATTGATTATGTATCACAACAATTTAGTAAATTAGCAAATAGACCTTATGGAAAGCAATTCTATATTGATACTGAAAACTACTTCTCACAGGGTAAGTTTGAAGTAGAAACTACATTTGCTTCCGCTCCTCTTTTGTATCTTAGTGGAACTGGAGTATCAGGCTCTGCTGACTTTATTACTACAAATAAAATTAGTGTATCTAATGCTGATTATGGTACATATCAATTAGATTGCTTAGGAACGCCATATACAGTACAACAAAAAAT